ACGCGATTCTTCCGCGAGACTACCTGCACAAGCAAGTAAAGGCGGCTCTGGAAATGCCGTCCAGCCGGAACCTGATTCAGCGGCTTAATTTCTGCATCTGGACGCAGAGCGTGGAACGGTTCATCTCTCCGGAAGCGTGGAGGGCTTGTGCGTGGGAAGAGGCGGCCTCGGCCTAGCGAGCGTTTAAGACGAGAAGCGTTAGCCATTCCTGGCAGAGTTCGCACCGGTCAGTATGTTCGGGTTCGGCACCTCGAGGACAATCTTTGGCGTGATTCCTGAGCATCGTTTCCTCGATCTCGCGCGACCACCGAATCGAATTTCCTTCCCTGATCATGCCCGAATTGTACATCGGCGATCCGGTCGCCTGGCGCCGTCACAAAATCGAATACTTGAAAGGCTGTATCTGTTTTGGCGGACTGGATCTCGGAGCGGTCAATGATTTCACCTGTCTGGCGCTCTACTTTCCGAAGCAAGCAAAAGTAACGAAACCCGTCTTACTGCTCTGGGCATGGGTTCCCGCCGATGTCGACCACCACAAAATCCTGAAGGAGCGCTACGGGTTTGACCAGTGGGTCGACGGTGGCTTTCTAAAGCTCACCTTGGGAGTCCGCACGGACTACGCGGTTTTGCGAGAAGACATTCTGCAACTGGACCGGGATTATCGGATCGAAGAATTAGCCTTTGATCCGCGCCTTTCCCATCAACTGGTTCAGGAGCTCGAAGCGCGGGGCGTGAGCGTCGTCGAGCACCGCCAGGGTCCAGTCTCCATGACCGGGCCGATTCAGGAATTCCAGCGGCAGATTTTGGGCAGGGATTTCGTCCATGGCATGAACCCCCTGTTGACCTTCAATGTCGACAATTTAGTCGTAGAGGATGACGGGCGGGGAAATCTGATGACGGCCAAACCTGGCAACCCGAACTCTCCACGTAAGATTGACGGCGCGCAAGCTTCCATCATGGCGATCGGACGCTCGGCGGCGAACCCGGACGCCGGCGGCGAGACAGGAAGAGTTTTCTTCGCATGAACGACTCGAACCCTTGGCCGCTAATGTTCATGTTGGGCGGTTTCGTTGTGCTCTCGGGCGGCGCTTGGTGGATCTATCGGCCAGCCGGATTGATTGTCGCGGGCCTGATGCTCATCGGCTTCGGTTTGTTCGGGCGGCGCGGCGGTTTGTACTGAGACTGATCGGAGCGGATCAAATTTGCGCCTGGCCCGACAATTCCGCAGCTTTTTGCAGACTGCTTCGTTTCGCGCAGATGCTGGATTGGGCATAGTCGGCTCGCCGTCGCCAGATTCGGATTACTGGTATCACGGTTTAGGCCACAGGAGCGCCGCCGGTCCAAACGTTTCCGCGGGAACGGCTATGCGGCTGGCTGCGGTATATGCCTGCGCCCGGGTCTGCTCGGAGACTCAGAGTTCGCTGCCGATCGGCATCTTCCGAGAACGCAAAAGCGGCGGACGCGACCCCGCCCCAGACCATCCGGCGCAGCAACTCTTTCTCGAGCCCAACCAGTGGCAGACCGGCATGGAATTTGTCGAGATGATGCAGGGCCATCTCGAGCTGCGAGGCAACGCCTACGCGCTGAAAGTTCCGGGGGGCGGCCGAGCGATCGACCAGCTCATCCCGCTGCATCCCGATCGGGTGCGCGTGTATTTGCTGCCGAACAACAAATTGCGCTACGAAGTAACCTCTTACGCCACGGGGCACATTGACCGCTACATCCAGGACGAAATCCTGCATCTGCGAGCCTGGAGCTTTGACGGCATCATGGGGGTTTCGACCGTGAGCGCCATGGCCGAAGTCATCGGCGTGGGACTCGCCCAGCAGGAGCATCGCGCCCGCTACTTCCGCAACAGTGCCATTCCGGGCATGTCGATCGAAACGATCAAGATGACGGATGAAGCCCGGGAGCAGATGACAAATTCCATCTCGGAAAAGTTTTCGAGTGAGGGAGCTTTCAAAGTGTTTGCTCCCCCTCCGGGCGCGAAGGTCCAGATGCTGGGGCTCACCAACAAAGATTCGCAATTGATCGAGGCTTCAAACGCCACCCGCACCGATATCTGTGGCGCCTATCGGGTCCCTCCGCACAAGATCGGGGATTTATCGCGCGGAACATTTTCGAACATCGAGCAACAGAACATCGAGTTTGCCACCGATTGCATGCGGCCGCGCATCGTGCGCTTCGAGCGCCGCCTTGATCGCGATATCGTGAACGCGCTCCGGGCGTATGAGTCTTCGCCGGGGGATTATTTCCTGACGTTCAACATGGACGCCTTGTACCGCGGCGACATGAAGAGCCGCTACGAGGCCTACGCACAGGCGATCAGTGCTGGATGGTTAGTGCCGAACGAAGCGCGGGCCTCAGAAGGAAGAAACCCGATCAAGGGCCTGGACGAACCTCGAATCGCGGTCAATATGGAGACGGTTTCACAGGCACAAGCGCGACACGATGCCACGAATGCGGCTACCGCGGCCACCAGCGACGAAGCGGACGAAGAAGAAACAGCGAACGGTCCAGGCTCAGGCGGCGCAGAAATTCCGGAAGACGACAACCCCGACGATGAAAAGCAGCAAGCTCGAGCTCGAGGCAAAGAGAAATTGCGGGCCGCGCGGCTGCGAGCAATCGCCATTGCTTCCGCCGATCGCATTGTGCGCCGCGAAGTGACGAATCTCAGGAAAATAGCAGTCAAGGCCGAGACAGATCTCGACCGGTTCAAAACTGACGTTTTCGATTTCTACCACGATCTCGTGCCAGTGGTCGCCGAAGCTCTGGCCGTTCCTGCGGCGATTGCCGAGGACTATTGCTACGGACAAGTACAAGTGATCCGCAACGCCGACCCCGCGTTTCTCAATCTGGCGATCGACCGGCTCGAGGAACGAAGCTCCGCCCATCTCGCCGATCTCGCGATGGAAGCTCGCTGTGTAACTGCTTAACTAACCGAGGAAAACTTCCCATGAAATATGCCCGCATCGTCGCCGAATTCTACAGCCGAGTCTGGGCTCTGCGCGAAGAAACGCTACTCGCTATGCAGGAACTGCTTCGCCTGCAGGCCTTCGAGTGCGTGAAATGGTCGGCGGAGGAAATCCGCGAACGCATCGCCAACGCCAACGCCTTAAATGGCTACGTCCCGGTCGAGCGCGGCGGAGCGCGGTACGTGGCCTTCGATCAAGAACTCGAGATGGAAGCGGCCAGCGGCAAACGCAATGCCGCAGTCAAGGGCAGCGTGGCCGTGATCCCGATCGTGGGCATCATTTCGAACCGCATGAGCCTGATGGACGATATTTCGGGCCCGGGCGGCGCCAGCGTGCAGAAGATGACCATGCAATTCCGCCAGGCGATGGAAGACACAAACTGCAAAGCCATCGTGTTCGATGTGGATTCACCCGGCGGAAGCGTTGAAGGCGTGATGGAGCTGGCGACGGAGATTTTCAATGGCCGCAAACAGAAGCCCATTACTGCTGTCTGCAACTCCATGGCGTGCAGTGCGGCGTACTGGTTAGCTTCGGCGGCGAGTGAGTTGGTCTGCACACCCAGCGGTCAGTGCGGGAGCATCGGGGTGTACATGATTCATCAAGACGAATCGAAGGCGCTGGAAAACGAGGGCATCAAAATTTCGGTGATCAAAGCTGGAAAGTTCAAAGCCGAAGGCGGCCCCTCCGAACCCTTGAGCGCAGAAGCCCGCGCGGCTTTTCAGTCCAAAGTGGATGACTACTACGGCATGTTTGTGAAAGCGGTGGCGCAGAATCGAGGCGCAACCCAGGCCGCAGTGCGCGACGGATTTGGCCAGGGCCGCAGCCTGCTCGCATCCGCCGCAGTAAAAGAGCATCTGTCCGATCGCGTGGCCACCCTCGATGACGTGCTGCGAGAGCATGGAGTGAAAACTTCGGCATCGGGATCCTCGTTATCATCCCAAGCTCAATCCGAGCCAGCCGCGCAAAGTGAGAGCAGGCTGAGCAAACTGAACGCCCGCACTAAGCCCGACGACGACGAGGATGACGACAACAATCTCTGCGGCTGCAATTGCGCCGCCTGTCAGGGGTGCGAGAACAAGGGCGGAGCCAAAGCCGATGATGAGATGTCCGCATGCTCCTGCGCCTGCAATGCCTGCAAGGCCTGCGACTTCAAGAGCGGAACCAAAAGCGAAAAGCCCAAGGATGCCGTCGTCGCCGACGCTCTGAGGATCCGCCGGTTTCAGCTCGACAGTATGCGGTAAAACAAAAATTCTGAAAGTCTAGCGTTTTAGAAAACTCACAGCCCCTTGCCTTCGCAGCGGGGCTTTTTTCGTGTCCGAAACCGGCTCGCCATTCCTTCGATTGGTCCTCCGGCGCAGCACCGCTCCAACCCGTTCCACCCATTCGAAATCAGGAGAGACCTTATGAACAGTGTATCTATCGACGCGGTTCGCCAAGCCAAAGTCGAGATCGAAGAGAAGATCGCGGGAGTGATCGCAGCCAATCAGGCCATTTACCTCAAGGCCAAAGCCGAGAACAATCGCGACCTGACGGCCGCCGAGGCCAGCGAATTCGACAAGAATACCGAAAAAATCAAACCCCTGAAAGCCGATCTCGGCCGCCAGGACTCTCTGCTCACCGAAATCGCCGCCCAGCTCGAGCGCGAGCGCAATATGGGCGCCGTCGCGAACGAAAACGCTCCCGAAGCCACAGCTAATAACAAGCGAAAGCTCTGGGCCAAAGGCTTTGCGCAGCAGCTTCAGGCAGTGGCGAGAGCCGAGAAAACCGGCATAGTCGATCCTCGGCTTACCGGCGTTTTCGGAGATTTCGATGCTTCTGGCAGGTTTCAAGCCTCGGGCGGCTCCGATGGAGCGATGAACGAAGCGGTTCCGTCTGAAGGCGGGTTCCTCGTGGGAGCCGATACCTCAGAAAAGATCTATCAGCGCACGTATTTGACCGGTGAGATCACGCGGCGCTGCCAACGACAGCCGATTTCCTCAAATTCCAACCGCCTCAAGTTGAGAGTAGTCGACGAAGATAGCCGGGCGGATGGAAGCCGGATGGGCGGCGTGCTGGCCTTCTGGGCGAATGAAGCCGACACGTTCATGTACACCCGTCCGAAATTCCGCGAGATCGAACTGTTCTTGAACAAACTGACCGCTCTGGTCTTTGCCACGGATGAACTCCTGGCCGACGCGGCGGCTCTCTATGCCTGGATCATGAATAACATGCCGACAGAATTGGCGTTCCGAGTCGAGGACGCGATTTTCAACGGCACGGGCGCGGGACAGCCGGCGGGAATCTTCAACAGCCAAGCCTTCTTGTCGCTCTCCCCCGGGGGTACGGCAAATGTGGTCACCACCACCGATGTCCTGGCTATGTGGACGCGCTTTTGGCATCCCGGCCTGAAGAATCACATCGCTTCCATGACCTCGGAGAATCTGACCGCAGGCAACGCCGGCCAACTCCCGGCTACCGCCTGGTTCATCGATCAGACGGTAATCCCGCAATTGTTCGCACTCACCATGCAGACAGGGAACGGCGCGAGCGTAATCCTGCTCTATCACCCACCCGGAGACAATCCACTGTACGGGCCGTATGGAGAGCTTTTGGGCATCCCGGTCATCCCGACCGAACACAATGCGGTGCTGGGAACGGTGGGCGACATCCTTCTCGCGGACATGAGCCAAATGCTTTTGGCCGATAAGGGCGCGCCGGAAGTGGCGAGCTCGATGCACGTCCGCTTCGTGCAGGGCGAACAGGCCTTCCGGTTCACCTACCGGGTGGATGCGCAAACCACCTGGAAAAAGCCCCTCACTCCGAAAAATGGCGGGTCTACCCTCTCGCCCTTCGTCGGACTGGCCAGCGGCTCTAGCCGGTAAGAAGTTTCGATTCCCAGCGGCGGCCTTTCCGGTCGCCGCCACCTTTCCACAAAAAATCTTTGATCTGAGGAGATCACCATGCAAGGATTCAATATTTCCGAAGCGGGGCACGTTGCCGTCATCCTGCCCCCGCAAAGCATTTCGGCGGATAGCTCGGGCTCACCGATCAATCCGGCCATTTCCATGAAGAACTACAAACACGCAAGCATCCTGGTCATTGCCGGGGCCGAAGCCACGCAGGACGCGACTACGCTTTACGTCTATCTGTGCTCGAGCGCAGCGGGCGCGGGAGCTACGGCGATTCCCTTCAATTACTACTTCCAGGCAGCGGGTGGGGCGGGCAATGACGTTCTCGGCTCGATCAACAACGCTCCGGCTACCGGCCTGGTGCTTTCGTCTGCGAACTGGCCGCCGAATGGCCTGATCGTGATCGAAATTGACGCGAACGAACTGGAGTCCTCCACGGTGGGCGGGGTCCTCGATGGCTCGCTCGGCGTCGATTCCTACGTCGGCATTGGTCTCGGCTCGCCTACGGCCGTGGACTATGCCTGCGTCACGGCCATCCTGAGCGGCGCGCGTTACGCCAACGTGGCCAGTCCCAGCGTGACTGTCTAAAGCTTTTGGTCTCTCGGCTCCCAGGAAGAACCTGTCCGCGGAGCCGAGGGCCGGAGGTTTGCGCTTGAAAGGATTCTCGATGAAGACAAACCGAAAACTATTCGTTGCGCTTTGTGTTCTCGCCGTCGTGTCCATCGTGGGCGCAGACACTCTCGAAGCCCAGGTCGTCGGCAGCGCCAGCCACTTGCAACAATCCTCCGGCATGCCCTGGCAGCTCGGTGGCGTCTGGAAATTCAGTTCGAGTTCGACGGCAACCCCTGGCTTCGACGTACGTGGGCTTAGTTATTACCGCATCCTTTTTGTGCCGGTCGGAACGCTGAACTCCTGCTCGCTCTCGATCGATTCCGCGACAGCCGTCAATTCCACCACCGGCGCTCTGAGTTCCCCAACCATCGGCGGGATTGTGTCGGCGGCGACCATCGGCTCCTGCGTCAACCCGGGCGAATACATTACCACCTCCGCCGCGCCGGTCTCGCTCTATGGACAAGTCACGCCCACCATTACCGGAACAGGGTCGTTGGTGGTGGTGCTGTACGGGTACAGCGACAACCCGGCTGCGGGAGGAACATCGAGCAACAGCATTAGCTCGCCGGTCGATGGCTCGGGTTATGTGGAAGTAGATTGCAAGACCGGCTGCAGCGCAACTAGCGTTCCGACTTCGATTCTCGCTGGGCAGCAAGCCGTCACTGCAACGGCGGCCGCGCTCGCGAGCAACTCGTTGACTAGGGGGCTGTGCGTGCAGGCGCTCAGTACAAATACGATTTCGGTCTTCGTGGGGCCAAGCGGAGTGACGACCTCGACCGGCATCGAGCTGCCGCCCAAGGCTTCATATTGTCCGGCGCTTTCGAATTCCAACGAGCTGTACGTGGTCGCCTCGACGACAGGAGCTTCCGTCACATGGTCAGGAAACTAGTACTTATTCTTGTCCCGCTCCTCTTGCTGGCGGAGATCCCTGCTTTGTCGCAAGCGCCGAGCTATTCGGGAAGCAGCTCGGCGGCGGGGGTTACCAACGTCAGCGGCACGACCAATCAAGTCAATGTGGCGACCGGTACGACGACTCCGGTAATTTCCCTTCCTAGCACGCTCATCTTGCCTGGTTCCTTATCCGTGCCAGGGAACGTCGTGGGCATCGGCACGGACAACAGCGCAGCCGGGACGCTGAATATTTCAAACGGCTCGGCCAACGCTCACACCGTCTTCGGATCGGCGGCCACCACAACAAACACAATTCTCGGTCCCGCGACCGCGATTGCCAACGGGCACGTCTTAGAGTGCTCAACTTCGGGAACGGTCTGCACCCTGACCGACGGCGGAGCGCCGGGCACAGGTACGGTCAACGTCAACGGGGCCGGAAGTTTGACCTCGACCGCATTCGTAACCGGCGCGGGAACGACGAATCTTCAGACTCCAAACAATTCAGCGACTCTTGATACCGGCGGCGACGCAAACTTCCCCGGCACTTTAGCGGGCGGTCAAGGATCGACCTTTTCGGTGACAGGAGCAACCACGGCGGTAGCAATCACCGCGGTTCAAGACAACAACAGCTCCCACATCCAGAACTGGGACAATCACAGCTCCGCGATCCTGTCTTATATCAACTCGGCGGGCTCGTTCTTGCCGAATACGACGAACTCCATCCCGCTTGGGGGCTCCAGTAATTATTTTTCCAACGTCTACTCCTCTGCCCTGCAATGCGGCATCGCGGGAACCGTCGGCTGCGTCATCACCGGAGCGGGTGCGACTTCAGGTACAGCGACGATCAGTTTTCCGGCGGCGGCGTCAACGACCACTAATCCAATCACATTCTCGAATGCAATCTCAGCCCCGTCCGCCGCGCTGTCAACCCCGCTGACTCCAGCCAATGGGGGGACGGGCGGAACCGGCAACACCTACTACATCACTCCGGGCTACAACAATAACTCCACCACGGCGGTTGCCAACAGCCTCCTACTTTCAGGCATCGTGATTCCAGCCGCAATTCCCTCGGCAGGGCATCTTTCATTTTATGTAGGAACAGGGGATGCTTCGCATAACTCCGATGTGTGCCTCTATTCCAAAACGGGCACGCTCGTCGCAGACGTGGGCGCACAGGATATTTTAGGCACTGCGTCGGAGGTTACGTTATCCATCAGCGGCGGTACGGTCAGCATTCCGGCCGGAACTTACTACGTCGGATATACTTCGACCGCGACCACGCTCAACCTTGCCAGTTCCGCCGCGAACTTCGCAACATTTTATTCGCTTGCAAATACCAGCATCTCGACAAGCGGGGGAGCTTGTCCCGGCAGCATCACGCCACCGTCCGACGTATGGACGATGAAAGGTGTGACTCTTGCGATTGGGATCGCCCCGTAAAGCCATGCGACGACTTCTTCTTATTCTCGCTTTCGTTCTTCCCGCCGCCGCGCAGATCACCATCAGCGGAACGGGGAACGTCACCTACGACGGTGTTGTGCAATCCGGTCTGATCGGACAGTACCGCATTCTTCCGGGAGAACCGGCTTCTGCTTTAGTCGATTATTCGGGCAGCGGAAACACGGGAGTCGGAACGGTCGGCACCGCGCCCACGGTGGCAAGCGTCACAGGCGGCCTTAGTTGCAATGCTGCAGGGGCTGCGATTCTACCCAGCGCATTGAACTCGGCCCTCACTTATCAAGTCTTCTTTTCAAAGACGGCCGCGAATGCAACCAATGTCTGGGACTCGCCCCTGATCGGCAACGGCAACGGATCAGCCGGAAACGTGAACGGCGTGTTCATGAATAGCACGACCAACAATGCCGTCTCTACGAACGTCGTCGGCGGCTTTCATTTGGCAGTGACCAATGGCACGGCCAGCGGACAGATTTATACCGGCATCACCTGGACCGGAGCGGGATCGTTTGGCACCACCATGCCAGGCACGGATGTTTTCTATCTCAATGGCGTCGCCACCGGCGCTGCTGGGGGGAATTCCGCCGGGCTGCAAACGGTGGGAAACTATCAGCTCTGCGGCGCGACCGGAGGTCACGGCTATAACGTCACGAGCTACATGACGGGCAACGTCTATTACGCACTCTTTTACAACCGCGCACTCTCGGCGGCGGAGATGGCGCAGAACGCGGCGGCGGTTAGTAATGCGATGGCGCTGCGCGGAGTTCCCACCACGCAAGGAAATACTGCCCAGGGCAACACCTTCGTGGTCACAGGGGATTCCATCGCGCAAACCCTGCTCAATAGCTCTCTGTCCCTGACTGGCGGCAACTGGACGATCATCAACAATGGATATTCGGGATTCACAGCGAAGGAATTGAACGTGAACCCGGCGGCCACATTTGCCGCACCCTATAGCCCCATCGGGGGGAACAACGTCGTCTTTGACAACGCCATGTCGAACGACAATTGCGCGACCTCGGCGACCACGGTCCTCGGCTATCTCTCGGGCTACTTCAAGGCGGCCAAGCAGGCTGGCTATCTCACCCTCGCGACCGACAT